CTACGTGCAGTTTCTGCTTTAGTGAAGCGTTCATTTACAATGTCAACTAAACGACTTACGTATAGCTTTTCATCTGATGATTCCTTCACATCGTCTAGTGCTGCGGAGGCGCTGCCTAGTTCCGGTAATTGTTCTTCTGCCATTTCTTACTCACAAAATGTTAAGTTAATAACCCATTATTGGATCTGCTAAGTACTGACTGTTAGGTCTTGCTGTTGCTGGATCATAATCAAATACACCAAATCTAGGTCTGGACATAATGCCATACCTAAGTGCATCGTATAAGTGATCATGAGCGTAATTAGTATCTATATCTTCTGCATTCTTTTTATCCAGCGGTATAGTAGGAAGCTGTGATATAAGGTTACTACAATTATTAAAGATAACCATACGAGGCTCTTCAGTGAAGTCATCCACCTGTAGCCTTCTATGTAATTCATTCTTGCCTGAGATCCGTGTTCCTTTAGATCTATCTGATGGCCTCCAACGACAGCCCTTCACTACCATACGTTCTGCTATGCTAGGGCCAGTGTCACCACGCTTGTGCCAACATGAGGAGTCTAAGATGCCATACTGCATACGTCCATCACCCTTCTCTGCTTCTAGTATGAGGTCAGCTAAGTCTTCTGCCAACACCTTTGACACATACATTTCTCTGTAGACAATAAGCTGGTCATTCGGAGCGACAGCACACCATACAATTGCTGAATAAGAACTGTAACCATAATCCCCCGCTCTAAACTTAGTCCAGTTGCTAGGTATGTCAAATGGTTCCACAACGTGGATGTGTCTATTAAACTCAGGGAATGCAGCTCCTTCTGCAATATCCCAATCTCCTTCAAGCAACTGTCTCCGTTGCTGTTCTGGTAGTGAGAGCAAGTTAGCTTCATAATCCCCTGTCTCTGTCAAATAAGGATTATCAGATAACTTAGCAGGAATAAACTTCCTACGGAAAAGTGCCTGTCCTTCCTTGGAATGACCTGCTGGGTATACCATTGGATTGCCAGTTTCAGAGTCAGTGGCATCAAAGGATTCCCCATATGGAGCAGGGTCAATGAACATCTTCTTTACCCAAGCATGACCACGACCACCGGGGTTAGTAGATGCTCTCATGTAAATAGGAAGTTCAGGTGCAGTACTACGTAATCGTGATCTTAGGTAATCCCATGCGTAGGATGTACCCCATTGAGTCAACTCGTCAAAGCCAACCCAAGAGAATGATAGTCCTTGGTAACGTGATACGTCATCGTCTTTGTCAAGGTAGGAGAACCATAATCTGCCACCAGAAGGTGCAGTCCAAGTCATCTTACGCTCTGACCACTTAATACCCGGAATGATCTTTGGATACATCTCTTGAGACTTCCAGATCAACTCACGTAATTCTTCTGTAGTGTGACGTAGTATCAGTCCAGAGAACTGAGGGTGTGTAATGTAACGAAGTGGGTCAGCCAACATTGCGTATGACTTACCACCACCTGCAGAACCACCATATAATACTTCTCTCTCACCAGCAGCTAGGAAGTCTGTCTGTGGGCCTTTGTTAGGTGAAAAGATTATGTTTTGTGTAGATACTTCTACTTCTTCAAGAGGTGTAGCTAGTGTAATACCTTCAGACGAATCGTCTATCGGCAAAGTTTCTTGCGCCTTTGCGGTGGACTTCGTACTTTTCCGCGATTGCTTTGGCTTTGGCGTACCTTTCGGCCCAGTAATTTGCGCTTCTAGCTTTAGTCTTGTTCTTCCTGTCACTTTCTTGTCTCTTCTTCAAACCCATGTGTGAGATACTTCTACCTGATTGTGTTGTTAGCCATGCGGCTACTTCACGGTAGGAATACAACTTCAAATGCTGCTTAGCTTGTTCTAGTAAGTCTAATTCGTCTGGTATTGGTACAAGTATATCGTTATCATCTTCACATAAGATGTACCCAAAGGGAACTGTCCTACCTATGCGAGGTATGGGAACCCATTCATATGAATCCATATCTATGTCAGGGAGTTCGTACTCACCTGCTTGGGGCATTGCAACTGCTTCCATGTTATTACTTCCTTTAAAGGGGGAAGCAGGAACACATAAGGCCACTCATTATTATATTATTATCTAGGCGTAAGTGCTTCGTGTTCCTGCTAATTCGGTTAAGACTCTTTGGGTGGTAGGAGCATGATGCCCCCTGTTGTTTTAACTTCCACCTTCTCTGTCTTGGCAAATCCTGCTCTATCCATCATATCTTTAGCAGCATTCATCTTATCTTTAATTCCTAACTGTGTAGGATCACGTAAGGCAGACACCATAGCTGTAGCAGCCATAGGTGCGTTACGAGCAATGTACATCTGTGTGTGTTCAGCTATCTCATCCTTCAATGACTTGATGATAGAGGTAGTAGATGTTGTAGGAGAATACCCAGCCAGCTTCTTAGCTTCTGTGATAGACCCGTTAGCCTCTTCAAAGAGTACTTGAAGGAATAACTGCTGCTGTTCTGATAGTGTTCTCATAAGATCTCTTTCTGTCTCTTTTCAAAGAGGTTAATAGCCATGTTTATCTGTTTGAATGTGTAGCGTTTGCCTGTCCTTGCGTGTAGTGCTTCTCTTACGTAGTACGTAGTAGAGTGAGGTAGGTCAGCTTGCATTAGTTTGTTCTGATTGAGTAGCGAATACATCCTTTCAAGAATCATATCGTCTGTTCTTGTATCAAATACATCTTTGTAATCATTCATGCTATACAGTTATATCCATTTTGAGTTAAATGTCAAGCTTTATTTTACTATAGGAGGAAATAAACTATAATTTAGTTCAAATACATTACATCTATAGTGTTGGCGATTAGTGATTTGAGTGAATGCACCGGAGGTGTTGGCGATTTAGCCAACTATAGCTACTACCACTTAAGGTGTTGGCAGATAAGTTATCTTAAGGAAGGTACTTTAAGTGCTTTTTCCTTTCTAGTAGTAGTTAGTTAAAGGCATTTAAGTGTTTAGAGGAAGGCACCTTATATGAGCACCTTAAGTGGAAAACAACAAGACAGTTATAACATAGGATAATCTAAAAGTCAAGCTTTATTTGAACACAATAGTAAGATAACCTACAGTGATGCACGGGAGATGTGTATAAGCTACGTGTATAGTCCCTGTGTTTTATTGAAAGTGGTTTACAGTTGTGTTTTCACCTTCTGTGTAGTAGCACATATACGCTAACGTAGGGGTACCCCATGGCCCCTGCCGCCCCTATCCAGAAACGCGCGTACACGCACACGCACACGCCCAGTGAAAACACGCGCATATACGCCCACATGCGGTGAAAACACGCGCATACACACGCCTATACAGTGGATATGGTAACTGTTACACAATCACTGCTATACATTTAGTGGAAAGTTTCAGTGTGGGTTTTTAAATGTTGCATAAGGTTGGCAAAGGGGGAATACAAATAGGTACCCCATAAAAGACATTACACATACCACCCCATCAAATACCATGCCGCACTGCCATTGCTAACAGATACCATGCAGCACAATAGCCCACACTATAACTAGACATATTCAATGCAGCACAATAGCCCACACAATAGATATACACTTAATCTAGGCACATGCAGCACTATCATTGACGGAATTCAGTCAACGAATTACCGCTTGTAAATCATACACTTAGAAATTAGTTACACTTAATTGATCAATAGTGGTTGCAAGTGTAAGTGTTAGATGTTCTACTAGGCACATCGAATCAATGCAGACAACCGAAAAGCCCCCACCCAAAAGGTGTATAAAGCGAAATAAGTTGAAAGTCAGGTACTGACGGTAAACAGGCCAGCATTGATTTGATACTTAACTAACTAAATAAAGAGTATATATTATGACTAAATTAAATCTATCTGTTAAGCCTTCGGTTGTTGCTCAATCACCTATCGTGGTAACACCTATCATGGTGGTCAATGCCACTAAAGGGCCAGCCGTTTCAATTGATATTGCTGGAGCTGCTAAGGCTTACAAAGGGCTAGTTAAACAAGCTGGCAAAAGCTTACTTGTGCTTAGATCAATCGGTGAAGTATTGAATGCTATCAGAGGTGATTATGATTCTAATACTCTGTACGGTAAATATATTGCTACAACTGCGTTAAATATTATGTCTAGGCAAGACCGTAATGATGCGATGTGGTTAGATTCTAAATGGGATGCTATACAAGCATTTAAAGTAGAAAATGATATTTCATCGAATAGCGTTAATGTACTACGCAAGCTCATGAATAAAGCGGTAAAAGAGAGTGCCGAAGGTGCCGAAGGTGAAGGTACTGGTGAAGGTTCCGGTGAAGCTGGAACTGGTACAGTAGAAAAAACCCTTGATATTGTGGAACTGACAGAGCATGTATTAGGCCTAGTCTCTGCTAATGGCTTAACCACCAAGGCGTTAATCAAGGCTTTACAGTCTAGCCTTAAGGCGTAAAGAGTGGTTATAGCATAGGGTATTGAGTACCAGTACCCTAGATTATACCTAGTCTTTTGGTATACCTTGACAAGTGGAACTTACACTTGCTATAGTGGCTTATCAATTTATGAGTTAGCAAAATCCATTGACGGAATTCAGTCAACGAAAACACAAAAGGTGAA